AGTTATAAATTTTTTTATATTATGAAGTAGATATTTGTACAATTTCATAATACATATAATTAAAACTTGCTTGTACTTGCAAGTAATCAACATCACTTGCTTTAACATCATAAGATAATGACCCTAAAGATATTGGAAAAACATTTTGAAATCTTATTTCTGTTTTAGCAATATTTTTACTATTTAAAACCGTTAAAGTTGCGTCTGAATATATACCACCTTCGCTAAGTGGTTGTGGTGTATTTGTTCCTGTCGCAGCTGTACTTCTTGTAGAACCTGGAAATCTATCAGCACCTGTTGCTTGTAAATCTTGAAATTGAGTATAATCTTTCGGAAATCCTAGACCTGTGATCCAATCATGCAACTCTTTATAATTATTTAAATTTTCATCTACTATAAAAGATACATCTAAAGCCTGATATGTAACCTTGTCACCAACACCTGCAATATCTTTTAATGGTGTTTCTTGAGTAGTTGCACCCAAAGTTATACCAGGTATGTTTGCTGTTTGTATAAAAAATTCTACTTGTGGTAATTTAGTGATTTTAAACCTAAACTGAATCGGACTTGCATAGTCCATTTTATCAGGAGCTCTAGTTTGTACATTTGTTGTTGTCATACTACTATTTATAATGAATTTTAGACCAAAAAAAAGGCGGACACAAAGGTCCGCCTTTTTAAAAATAATCTTTTTACAGATTACATGATGTTAGTAACTTTTACACGTCTGTAATAAACGTTTTGGTCTCCAGCTGCAGGTGACGTTAAGTCAATTGCACCTAGACCGTTAGAAGTTGCGAAAGGATTAGCAACCATACCGTATCTGGTTTTAAACCCGATCTTAGGTTGGAAGCTATCTTGACCAACTGCTCTTACCATTTGTAATGGCACATAAGGACAATAGAATAGTCCAGAGTCGTATGGTGAAGTACCTTTGTAACCAACACAATAGAATTGACTTGCATTTACGTTTGCACTATATGGGTCAACATATACTTTAAATTTGCCATTAAGTACACCAGCAAAAGTATTTCCTGTGTCGTCAACGTTTAGGTTAGTATTAAGAGCGGGAGCGTAATCTAATACACCTGACATTTGAAGCGCAGAAGCGACATCAGCTGAACAGATAATTAAGTTACCTTTTCCTCTTCTTGTTTGTTGTCCTATTGCATTAGCATCTCTTTCTAATTGGAATAATAGTCCTTTGAATTTTTCAACTGACCATCTACCATTAGAGTCTGTGTCTAAATCAAAAATACCAGCATTAGTAGTATTAACTTGAGCACCAGCTTTTGCAGTAGTGTATATTGTTCTAACAACTTCTCTATTGATTTCAGCTAAGATTTCAGAAGATAGGATGTTAGCAAGTTCTGTTTCAGCGTCTAGACCATGGATTGCTTTTAAGTCTTGAGCAAGTTCCATAGTGTATTCAGCTTTAAGAGCTCTTGATTTAGCAGTAACAGTAACTTTATCGATTGAGAAAGCCATTTCAGCAAACTCGTCAGTTCCGTCACCTAGTGTTTCTGCTTCAGCAGTTGACATACCAGAACCAGTAGTGTAAGTACCAGCAGATGGACTGTCGTTCAATGTCGCAGGGTTAGAACCTGAATGTGAATCAGGTGAACCTGTATCTGAAGCAGCGTCTTCAGCAGAAAAGTCTGAATCAGCTTCGTTAAATAATGCCTCAGCACCCGCTTGAGAACCATATCTTGATTTCATAGCGAAGATAAGTCCAGTTGGACCAGTCATCGGCTGAACACCACAGATATCGTAAGCAATTAGGTTAGGCATAGCTCTTCGTACTAATGATATAAGAACAGGATTCCAGTTATCAACAGAACTACCAGTTGCGTTTGCTGGTGCAGCTTCTGTCATAAATGCTCTGTCTTCTCTAACTGCTGTTTCTTGGTTTTCAAGAATAACAGTTGTTACAGCTCTTTTGTATGCGTCCTCGATTTTTGGTAAATCAGGATGCTCCAATACTGGCTGCCATTTTTCTTGTAAGTTTTCAGTAAGATACATTTGTTTATCTCTCCTTAATTAATTAATTAATAACTAAATCTTTACAGATTTAATATTTTTAGTTATAGCGGCTGTATATGCAGCCATAGCATCGGTATTGCTCTCAATCGGAGCGTTAGCCGCAACAGAATCGACATCATCTTTAGATGAGCTTTCTTCTATTTTCTTTTTAGGGAAATAAGATTCTTTAATAGTTTCTAACTTCTCTCTAAATTTCTCAGCACTATCATACTCAACATTTTCAGCCATTGAAGTAAATTTTTCTTTTTCTGTTTCTGCTAAATCGTCTGAAATTTCAGCAACGATTGAGCTTCTATCAGCGTTAGAAACTTTTTTAGTTAAGTCAACATTTTTTTCAATCTGTTCATTTAACTTTGCTTCAAGTTTTTTATTTTGGTTAGTTAAGTCATCAAGCACATTATATTTTTCTTCAGGAACATCAATGTAATGTTCTTTGAACAAATCTTTAAGACCAGTTATGAAGTCTTCAGCGATTTCAGTTCTAATTCCTCTTTCAACCGCTAGTTCATTTTCTTTCATCCACTCTTCCACAACATAGTTTAGATATGAGTCTACTTTTTCAGTCATAGCTTCTTTTATTGTTTCTCTTTCAGTTGAAAGTTTTTCTTCGTATTTAGCCTCAAGGATTTTTGTTTGTTCCTTAATTCTTGTTCTAACAGCAGTTTCAAAAATTGTAGCTGCTTTATCTTTAAATTCTTCAGATAAATCAGCGTCACTTGAAACCAATGCTTTAACATCATCGGATAGGTCAATTTCTACTTCAGTTGATTCTTTTTTAACTTCTTTGTCGTCTTCTTTTTCATCATCATCCTCAGCCTTAACCTCTTTATCTTTACTCTTTTCGTCTTCAGGTTTAGCTTCTTCTTTTACAGAAGAACCAGGTTTTTGATCTTTTGGTAAAGAACCATCTTTAGCTTTTTTCTTTGCTGGATCCGAAGTATTTTGTTTCGCCTTTGCCGCAGCGTCTGGATTTTTATCAGTTGGTCTTACAACTGCAGGACCCATATCAACTGCGTCATTTTTAAGAGTAGGAGCTTGAGCAGGAGCTGCGTTTTTATTAGCCACATTTACCTGTTCTTTAACTTCTACATCTACATTAATATCTGACATTCGGTCTCTCCTTGATTATTAAAAAATAAATTTATTTTTTCGTTATTATTATTTATACAATTTACCATCTCAATACCAACGCAATTTAAACAAGCTGCGTAGGTTATTAAAGTTTTGATAAAAAGTTGTTAAAAATAGAGGCTTTCTTCTCCGCTAATTCTAAGCGTTTTGTATTCTCTATTTGTTTTTTGTAATTTTCAACTTCCATACTTTTCAGTACTCCGTTGTCCCATACCCACTCTTTGCCTTCCATTATACCTTCAACAAAAGCGTCTGGAGCTGATGGGTCTGCAACTATATCAGCTGCGGTAGCAAGATAGAAATCCTTACCTACAACATTACCTTGTGATGATGATTGTATTGATCCCATACCTCTTGATGATACACCTAATTGAGCACCTTCGTCAATTAAATTCTTAACTATTTTACCGTAAGGAGTATCCATTATCTTAGCCTCACCTATGAAGTTTTTACCTTCTGGTTTTAGACTAGTAATCATATGTGAAACTCTTTCTAGGTTAACTGTTGGACCATCTGGATGTCCTAGTTCACCGAAAGCTCGTTTCTTGTTTACATATTCTGAATTATATCTTTGAACTTCTTTAGTAAGAGTTTGCACAGGATAAACACGACCATTACGGTTCTTAACATCCGCTTGCATAAAAACACCTCTTATCTTATAGTCTTTTTTACCACTAGCGTTTGCTTCGGTTAAGACTTCAATATTCTCAATTGTTTCTGTTATTAGTTTCATTTATCTCTCCACCTTCTCTTTGTTATAAACTTTATCTACTATTCCTTTTTTCATATCTTCTACTTTAATTCCTAATTTTTTAGCAAAAGCTAATTTAAATTTTTCTGCCAATTCACCTTTACTTTTAGTCCCAACAATCCTTTCAAGTATTTGCTTATTGTAATTGGGCATTATCTTATTTCAACAATAAGAGTATAATTATCACCAGCTACAAAACCTTTTGTTGAAAGTAATACATCTCCAGCAGGACTTGTATCCGCTGTCAATGTTGCATTATTAGGTATCATATTTCCAGCAGTATAATAATCGTGATATCCTCTGCCAGATAAAAAACAAATTGTAGAATTAGCAGCACTTGTTCCACTACCTGCCCATAACAATTCAACACCTGATTTACCATTTGTTGTATTAACCGCCCACCAAATTTTCGCAACACTTCTTTCAGCGTCTTCGGTCATAAATGTTAATGCACTAGCATCCATTTTTGTTACAAGCGTTTCACCTGATCCGTCACACATATTTGTAAATTTCATCACGGTTTTTGTACCAGATGTATCTACTAAAGTTTGACTTGTTACCACATCAGCCATTAATTGTTTCTCCTAAATTCTGTCACCAACAAATAACTCTCTACATTTGAATCAGTTGTTAATAATATTTGTTTATCATTACCAAACTTTAATTGGTCAGGTCGTAATCCATACTTACCTTTACCAGTTAAAGATAAATCACTTGTTTCACTATCAGCACTAATCTTTAATGTGCCTGTTCCTTCTATCAAATAGTAGCACTCAATTAAACTTACTAGTGATTCATTATTACCACTTGCAAGATTTTCAGCACCACCTTCAATCATCTTTTGGTCGGTTTCACTACCTATACCAACAGATTTAATTATAGCTTTATCTGTTGTATCAACAACCGTAGTATTAGTTATCGTCATAAAAAATTAAGCAGTAAATGCTTCGTCTTTTCTTAATTCAATTAATATATATCCAGAAACTCCATAAGCGTTACACTTTAGGTCTCCTGATGTTGCAGTAGTATTTGTTGCGTTGTTCTCAATCTTACCAGCAGTACCATCATAGTGTCCTGTACCTGCAAGATTGATTGCCTTAGTATCTGCCGCAGCACCTACAAATTCAATATCTGCCCAACCAGTATTGTCGTCAGCAGTACCTTGTACCAACGCCCACCATATTCTAGTGATGTCTAACATAGCACCGTTAGCGTGTCCCGCTAATGCACTAGCATCAAGTACAACGGAGTCAGCAGTAGTATTATCGTTCATGTTTACTAAAACAGTAACTTTACCACCAGCAGTTCCACTACCTGTTGCGATTTTTGTATCTTTAAGTGTTCTTGTTGCAATTGCCATTTTTTATTTCCTTAATTTAATATTTCGTTGTCAAAATAATCTTCTATAGCAGACACTTTAACATTTCTTTTTTTTGCTACCTGTTTAATAATACTATCAATTTTAGTTATAATTTCACCTTTGGTATTATCCAACATAGTAAATATATCTTTCACCGCCCGTTTTTCTGCAGGAGATAGTTTTTTAAACTCCGCAGTTTCTCTAGGACTATCGTCCTTTTGTTCAGATAGTTTTTTCTTAAACTTCTGGAACGACAGCTGGTTCAACATTTTCTCCACCTTGGTCTATCTCAACAGGCTCTTGTTCTTGTCCTGGTGTTTGTGCCGCTAAATTATCAGCACTTCCTATTGGAGTTGTTACAGCACCTTGTACTTTATCTAAACCAGAAGCTGCTTTAGTTGCTTCTAGTTCTTTAGCACTACCTAACCAATCAGTAGCAACTGATTGTCTTTTATCATCAAGTGCTTGTCCAATTTTATCAGACAATGCATTTTTAAATGCGTCTTGAGCTTTTACATTGTCTCCACTTGCAAGTGAATTAACCATACTTTTTATATTATCATTTGGCATAATTATTTTTCATCTCCTATATTTATATCAGCATTATCATCATCTCCTGACATATCTTGTCCTTCGGGAGAGGCAATAATACCACTTTTTATTTCATCAGCAATCTGATTATCAATCTCAATTATATCTTCATCACTTTGTCTTAATACATTTTTTCTTATATATGTAATTGAATAGTATTTTCCTACATATGGATTAACTTCTTGAGCAAGACTTAATCTTTCTCTTAAAATTTCTGCTTCTTTTAGTTCAGCAAAGTATCCATCTTTTAAATAATCATATTGAATATGTGGTCTAATTATTTGCCAGTCTTCAATTGTGATAACACCTTTTAAAACTAATTGCGTTTTAAGTATATCACTAAAGACCAGTGTAAATCTTTTTCTTAATCTTTGAACGAATTTAGTAAATTTTAATTCATCCCTTGTAATCTCAGCTGCTTTGCCAAGATTAAAACCTGCTTCTGATTCCATTCTTGAAATCGGTACATTCAATGCTTTGTATAATTTCTTTTGAAAGTATTGAACATCTGAAATCTCACCAAGATTTTGTCCACCTGGTAAAGTAGATACTTCAGTTCCTTTTGCACCTTCTCTACGAGGTAACCAAAAGTCTTCAAGCATTGACATATGTTTTCTGTCATCTCTTATCTCACCTGTACTTGCGTCATAAACAAGTTTATTTCTATATCTTGCCATTACATCACGAAGATAAGCTTCTGCTTTTATTTTTGGTAAGTTACCAACATCAACATAAAATATTCTTCTTTCAGGTGCTCTTACTATTCTGTAAATAACAACAGCATCCTCAATCATTCTCAATTGATTAGTAGGTTTAATTGCTTTATGCAAATGACCCATAACCATATTTCTAGTTTGATCTACAACACCAGAAGTAACAAAAGTAATTGAATCAGCAGCAATTTTAACACCAGCGTTATCGTTTCCTGCTTGTATTCCTCTTTCGTTATAAACAAACCATTCTGCTGTTTGTTCTACAACCTCAATCCCTTTGCCTTTTAAATCTCTGGATTTTTTTATCTCACGAACTTTTCTCATTTTTCGTGGATCAATATATCTTAATTCTGTAAGTCCTTTTCTCGGACTATTAGGATCAATTACTTTATGAAAGTAAATACGACCATCAACATACCATCTTTTAAAAATGTCGTGTCCTTTTTCCTCAAAATTTAATAGGCGTAATACCTCATCAAATTCTGTTCTAATTTTGTCTTTAATATTTTCTGAAACAGCAAGCTTATCTAAAGATAATGAAACAGCAGCATCCCTTTCATTGGAAACAATAACTTCATTGATTATATCCTCAACCGCCATATCACATTCAGGATGTTGAGCAATTTCTCTATATCTTCTAATTAGATCAAAGTCATTTTTGGCTGTGACTTCCATATCCAAGTATTGGCCAAAGTAACCACCAGCAGATATAGTTGTTGTGCCGTCATCTGGAGAAGGGATAGTAAAAGCTTGTTTCGCTTTTCCTGGCTTCTCCAGATCGTTATCTTTTCTCGTTATTTCAAATCCAAGTAGTTGTACCATATTATAATTTTCCTTTTTGAATTAACTTATTATGTTTATTATGTAGTAGTATCTGTTTCAAAATACTGGTATCTCCAAGTTACATCAAAAGTTTCTACAGCGTCATTTGTGCCATAGTTTAATGCAATTCCTGGTAACTCAGTTGGGAACAATCCTCTAAAAGTCCAAGACTTTAAAGTTGATCCGTTTCTGTCCAGATGGTCAACAAATGCGTCAACTTGGTAATCAGCAGGATTTGCAATACCTTCGTTATCAGTCATGTTGTTTATTCCGTTCAACCATCTTTCTACCGCTCTGTATATTTTGAAGTCTGTATCATTCAATACTGTTGTTGTCCAAGTGGCAAACGTTCTGTCACCTGCAACATAAAGGGATCTACCCCTAAATGGAATAGCGACTTCAGCAACAGTTGAAGCTGGCGTACTAGTAGCAGTACATAAGAACGCCATATCACTTGTTTCTCCACCAACAGCGGCGTACCCAGGAAAAGGTAAAGTTACCTTAAACTGATTGGCACGAGCGCCACCACCTCTTAAACGAGATTTGAAATCATTTATATTTGGCATTTTGTTTTATCTCCTCCCTATTAAGATCCTGCTACTTCAGAAAAGGCAACGCCTGATCTTGTAGCAATAAAGTTAAGTTGGATGAAATTAATAGAACGAACAGGTTTGACAAAAATGTCAGCTCTAAATTCGTTTCTATCTATAACATCTCCAGTATTATTTGTATCGTCACAAACTACTGAAAAGTCTGTGATACCTCTACGACCTTGTACATCTCTTAAAAAAGGTTCTACTAGGTTTCTAAATTGTGCTCTTGTAAATTCGTCATTAAATTCAAAGAGTTGGAATTTAGCAGCAGTAGAAATAGCCTTTTCTAATACAATAAACAGTCTTCTAACATTTATTCTATCAAAAGCACTTGGTTTAGATTGAGCAGTCTTATCACCAAACAATACAGTTCCTTGACCAGGAAATGCTACAACGGAATTCACTCTTGATTTGTAGAGTTCATCTCTTTGCGTTTGGTTTGGATTAAAGGCAAGTTTTACTGCGCCTCTAATTTGTCCACGATTGAAACCGCCTGGTGAGAACCAAGCGTCTGCAATATTGTCAGTTCTAGCACAAAGACCAGCAGTATCTCCGTTAAGAGGTACCCATCGGTATACATCATTGTATTTGTCAAATTGATATTTGTAACCACTATCAATTACAGCATAACTAGTTGATGGAAGACCATCACCAAATGCCTTAACATTTAATGTTTGTGAAATAGGATCAGTTACACTTACAACATCTGCATTAGCAGGTGAAATAAATGCTACACAATCTTTTCTTGCAGTTGCAATATCCATAACAGCAGTTGCTTTTGTGTCGCCTGTAGCGTCAGAAGCAGTCGTTGATGGTCCACATATAAGTAAAGATACATCCACATTTTCTGAATCATTGAAAAACTCATAACCAGTTGCAAATTCAACATTAGTAATTGTATAATCATCTGTACCGCCTGTAAGTGAAGCATTACCAATAGTGGAATTGCCTTGAGTAGACCCACCACCTGCACCACCACTATTACCTATGTAATTATCAAATGTTAGTCCTTTTTTCGCTGTACCAGCATTTGCTAAGGTTGTATCGTGGTCCATCCAGTAGATGTATTTTGATTGATTATATAAAACATCTCGGTAGTAATTGCTTGCACCAGTAGAAGTTTTAGCATCCGAAGCCTGTGAAAGACTTTCATGTGTTTCTAAAATTGTTCCAGCCGTGCCTGTAATACCGCCATCTTCGTCAATTACTGCAATGTGTAACTCATCCAACGAACCGCCAGCAGCAGATACATCATCTGTTGTTGTTGGTGCCGCTGAAAAGTTAAAATAGTATTCCCACGCTCTTTCAAATCTCGCATTGTCCACGACAGCGTGTCGTAAACCACCTGTTTCTGTTTTACCAGTTCCAGCATTGAATCTTGCGATAGTTAAAACATGAGTAGAAACTCCTGTTATCTTGTAATAAGATCCAGAAGGAGCAGCAGTAAATTCATTAGAAGCATTTCCAAAATGAATTAAGTCGCCTGTGTTGAATATTGAACCGTCATCAACTGTAATAGTTGTGTCGCCAATAGCAGCAGCAGCGTCATTAACCAAATTAGAACCAGTTCCGTTAGTGAACCCGAAGGCTACACTTGAGGTACACAAAGATACTTTCAGATTGTTTCCTAATGTTCCTGGTTCTCTAGCAGACCAAGCTCCAACAGCGGCTTCGCCAGAGGAGTAGTTATCATTCCAATCAGTAGTATTTTTAATAATTATAGGCGTTCCTGATACGCCAGCATTTACCATGCCAGTTACAGGTCGCACTACCTTCAGATTATTTCCGTAGCCTAAAAAGTTAGCAGCACAAAACCATTGTTCAAAATTAGAAGCATTTGGTTTACCAAAAGTGTCCACCAGTTCATTTTCAGATGAAATAGTAGTTACTTCACCAACTGGCCCCTTTTCTGCTGTAATAACAATACCTCCAGAAGTAGTTGATACTGCTGGTACGATATTTGTTAAGTCCTTTTCAGTTACCAAAACACCTGGTGATACTTGAAAAGCCATATTTTATTCTCCTTAATATATTAAGTATTAATCTTTATTAGTTATAACCCTTTTGTAGATATTTATTATATTCCATTTCTCTAGTTCTCTCCCTTATGATACTCTACTGGAGTCCATCTTACACCTGCGTCATCAAAAAACGAGTTATCACGACCTTCTGGATCATCTAATCCGTTGTCTATGAACCCAAAAGGCGCCATATCTGCCTCAATTGCGTTTTGTTGGTCAGTAAACATTTGCCCTCTAACATCAACATTAGTTAATTCTTTAAAATATCTTTGATTAGCCATCCAAGAAAAAGCAACTAAACACATTACTAAATCATCATTCGCACCTTGCTCAGCTTCAAAAGATTTTCCACGAGCAATAAAAGTAGAGAGTTCAGAAATAATATCAAAATCTTGAATTATTAATTTATCAGATTCTACAAGACTTTTCAGATTTGAAGTTCCGATTTTTTTTGTACCCTTTGTCATTCTTAAACCTAATTGATTACCACGGCCACTAAAGCCTCCACCTAGTACTTGTCCTGATCGTCCTCGTTGTGTAACCATCATCATATTATCATACTCTAATTCAAATTGCATTGCGTCTGCTACTTGTTGTCCTAAATCATTTATCTCTATTAAACAATATGCTTTGTTATAATGATTTCCTATTTTTTTTAATATGTTAGGAAATACAATAGGTTTAATATTGTTATTTCTATATTTTGCAACAATCTTATAAGGCGCTTTTGTTGCGTCTATAACTACAACAGCAGAATAATCATTTTGAATACCTCTTGCAACATCAACCGTCATAACATAAGTATGGTTTTTAATAGGCATTTCATAAACATCTAAACCTCCAGGACTCTTTTGAGGATCAACAACCGCTAAATTTTTAAGTTTACTTACATTAATAAGTGTATCAATACTTCCTAAAAACTCACATTCAAACTCGGTTTGAAATTGTGATTCACTTGTATTTCTTATTGTTTGAATTTTCCATGCTTCATCACGACCTGGTACTTCTGACCAATGAACTTCCATTGGGATGTAATCATTTTTTTTATTGATAGCATCCATCCATAATTTATAAAACATATTCATTCCATGAGGTGTAGAAACAATAATCACCTTTGAAGTTTCACCAGAAGAAATTGTAGGGTAAACAGAACTAAAAAATTCTTCAGCAATACTATGGGGCACATAGGCGAACTCGTCTAGGAATATAATGTTAAAGGTACTTCCCCGAACAGCACTAGAAGATGTACTCGCCGCAACGATTCTACTTCCGTTTTCTAATTCAAGTGACCCTTTGTTCCAATTAAGAACGCCTTGTTGCATCCATTTCGGCAAATGCTCGTAAGCAAGTTGCAACCGCCCTAATAAATCCCTTGCCGTAGAAGATTTGTTGGCTAGTATTGCAACACTAACATTATCATTAAAAACACAATAATGTAAGAGGTAGGCACATATGATAGTTGACTTGCCACTTTGTCTAGGTAACTTGTTTATTGAAAACCTATTGTTGTGGAAAGTATCTACCATCTTCCGCTGAAAGTCATACATTGTAAAAGGCACAAGACCTTTGTCCACTGTGACGATTTTTAAATATGTTTCGATAAAATATTTAGGATCATCAAGGCACTTCATCACTTCATCTACTTGCTTTGGTGTAAATCGTGATTTTGTATGTGCCTTCTTTAGGTTAGGATTTCCTAAATATTGGTCTTGTTTCATTTTTTATCTTTATTTTTCTTTATAAGTTTTTGTAATTCCGTTGTTGACCCTACGAATAGGGCATTGGTTACACTTTTAGGCATTTCACCTTTTGAATCTTTTAATCTTTTAAGTTTATCTTGTAAGTCTAATAGATTTTGTGCTATTTCGCTTTGTGTTTTAATTAATTGACCAGCTACTTCATATGCACGAGGATGTTCTCCTTCTTTTGCTAAATTTAAAATACCATCTATTGCTGTACTACCTTTTTCTAATAGTTTGTATAACTCATTTCTACCAGCGTCAAAGTCTGTATCAACTTCAGCATTTTCAGGTGCAACAGGTTTATCATTTATAATTTCTAAAGGATTCTTTTCTTGTTTTTTTTCTAATACTTTGTCAGCTATGTTTAATACTTCATTTAATTTATCATCAATATTACTCATTTTAAAACCTTATGTTATGTATCAGTACCAGTTTCTTCATCATAGTTTTTACCATCATTAAAAAATTCTAATGTTGTTGTATAGGTATAACTATCATCTTTATCAGCAGATGTTGGGTTTGGTGTTACCGTTACTCTTTGACTACGAGATGGACTTTGGTCAGCTGTATCAGTATAACTATCAGCTGATACTTCTTTTATTATAGCACTTGAAGTAATTGGACCATATAGATATATCTTTGCAGTAAATTTTAATGTGTAGATAATTCTTCTTAAACTTGTTAATGAACCAGTATAACTATCTTCATAATCAACACTTTCTAATATAAAAGGAATATCTCTTTTTGTATCCATATAAGTCTTATCAATTATCATAGTTACAGTATAGTCTGGTTGGAAGTATGGAAGTATTTGTTCAACAATTTGTAATCCATCATCCGAAGTTGCAGTAAAAACATTTAATTCAAAACCAACATCATAAGGTACTGGCATATATTGTGTGTTTAAAGTTTTTTTATCACCACTTATATTTTTAGCAACTCCAATTTTTTGATTTTTATTTAATTTACGAGTAGGATCATAACTGTAACTAGTGACATCAAAGGACATACGAGGTAGAGTAATCGCCACACTTGAATCTGATCCAGTTAAACTTGCTTGTTGATCTAATCTTGCCATAAATTTTTCTTTAGGTGCATATGATAAAGGTACTCTAACTGTTTGTAAAGGATTCCCGCTAGAATCCAATCGTCTGATATTAATATTATTAAATATCGTACCGAAAGCGATTACAGTATTTCTTATTGATTTATGGTAAAAGTGTTGTCCAAACATTAATAATCATCAACCTCTCCGAAAGGATTTCTTTCGCTAAAATCTAATATATCATCTGCCGTAGATGATGTTGTTGTTCCTGCTTTAGTTTCAAATGCTTTTCCATCATCAGCAGGTTGTTGAGTTTTCATTGTAAAGCTTTCATTAATAACATAATTAGTTTCACCTATATCACTTTCTAGTACAAATGATCCTACTTCATTTTCTAAAGTAAATTGGAAATTCATTGTATCAGTTGATAGAGCATCCTCTGTAGCGTCAATAGTTGCAATGCCTGTATCAAGTCTTTCAGAAGCGTATTCCCATTTAGTACAAGATAAGTTATAAACAGGTAAAGCACTTTGTTGATAGAATGGTTGCTCGTGTTCAACAAATTGTATTTCAAAGAATGCTTTTGTTGTAGGGAAATAAACTAGATCACCTTCATTAGGTCTAGTTGTATTCTGTAAATCACTATTGTTAGATATTAAAGTTTCCCATCTCAATTTAGAAACAGTAAACTTAATATCATCTCTTAATTCTAAACCAAACTTTTTAATTATCTCTTGCTCACCCATAAATCCATCAGTATTATTAACATACATTTCTATAATATATGAGTCATCAAAGGACGAAGCAGGATCCTCTCCAAAGATTGTATCCTTGTTCGCCAATTTTCTCGGCAAATAATAAACATCTTGGCCATATATCTTCAGTTGTTCAATAACTAAATCTTCGTATAATCTTTGTTCTGAAGTTGTGCCAGTGTCAAAATAAACATTTGTTGGCATTTAATTTTTATCCTTGTTGCATATGAGCAGGTTCTTCATAATTTGTTCTTATTTCTTCTTCAAGTTTTTGAACTTCTGCTAATGCAGTTGAAGAAATTTCAGAACCATTAAGTGTTACTCCACCTAACATAGCAGTACCTGAAAATTTTGAAAGATTTTGTCCCCATTGTCTTTTGATTAAAGCTGTAGTATATCTTTTTAAGTATATATCATCAAACATATTTGTATGTTGTGATGGATCTAATTTTCTATAACATTCAATAATTAAATATTCATCAGCAGATATATCTGTTCCCCAATCCATATCAATATATAATCTATTTGATAATGCATTAAATCTAATTGGGACTTCTCCAACCAATATATGGTCAAGAAAATCCAAATGTTTCATTGTCATTTCATAATGAACAATACTAGTAGATGAAAAATCATACAAGTCATTTAATCTTAATTGATATCTAACATCAAACATATTTAAGTTTGCTCTGTCAGATAAAGGAAATATATTTATTACACTTATAACAGCGTCTGGTATTACCAAATAATTTTGTGTTTCTTGATAAGCAGTTTCCACTATTGTTGAATCTTCTGTATGTATAGGTGTGCCATCTTCTTTAATTAAATCACCTTTACCTTCTAATACTGTATTTGTACCAGTTTCTAATTCTATGTTATCAGCATATGTGCCTTTTTCAATAACATTAAAATCTTTATTTTTTCCTAATCTAACTTTATCAGCAGCAGTCACTTTGTATTTTAAATACATTCTTTCAACACCATCTGTATGATATTGAGCAAAATATTGCACTGCCTCATCTATTCTATCTTCTATTTGGTCTGCGTCAACATTTATATCAATTACAGGTTTACCTAATGCTCTTAAACAGTAATCTTTTAATGTTGCTCTTGTGTTTGGTATTGCCATAATTCTTCCTTATAATACTATTTAGTTTATCCTAATGCGACTGCTTGTGCTATTGCGAAGGCTTTAGTTGATTTAGTGTCCATTTGTGTCTGGATTGCACTTGTAACGCCGTCAAGATACCCTGCCTCTGTTGAAGTTACGGCACTTATTGATACATCTCCATTACCATCAGATACTAATAATCTTGAAGCAGTTAAGTCTGCCATCTTACTAAATGCGATTGCAGCGCTTGAATTAATATCTGCATTGACAATTACCCCTGTGCCAATCGCAGCCGTCCCTGTAACATTTCCAGAACCATCAAAACTTGCTGAAGTCCAGACAACATCTCCTGTTGAGGCAATTGTTCTACCACTTGCTAATGCAGTTGCTGTGTCGGCATTTCCTGTAACAGCGCCCTCAATACTAGCAACTAATGTACCAACTGCATATCCTGTGCCAGACGTATTTACAGTAGTTGTTGGTGCCGCTTGAAGGTCTTTAAATAATTTCCATTTGCCTGAATCATTAGCATCTCTAAACAGT